GTTCAGGGGTTTCGTCGTAGGTAAGGGCGGAGAGCATACTGCCTGTGAAAAACAGGTCGACGTCAGCTGTAGGCCAACCTTCCTTTTCCCGCCACTTAGCATACGGAGCGCTGTAGGGTTCGAACGGATCTCCGTCTACATCTTTGCCATCGGCTGTACGGGTAAGTATCTCCGTCCTGATGAAGAGGCCTATCTCTCCCATGAGGCGACGGTTACCTGCAACAGCGTCCGCCATCCCATTCAGCTTAATAGCAAGCTCACGCAAACCGATAACCCGCACTACCTCGGCCATGGCTATGCCCGCTTAAGGCGCCGCATACTGGGCATAAGCTTTTCCGTATCCCCAATGGCGCCGCTGTCATCCCAATCGTAATCCAAACCCTGCGCAAGCACTTCGGAAAGTTCTGTACCGTACAGCTTGCGATAGTTCTCGGCCTGTCTCTCAAACGCATCGGCCTCGGGGGAATCTTTGGTCAACAGCCTGTATGCCAGCTCAAGCGATTTGAGTGCTCCCAAATGCGTCAGCTGCACAGTAGCGTTAAGCAATAGGTCAGGATCGAACTGATATTCACGATAATCCAGGTCATATTCCCGGCACGCTTGACGGTACCACCTTGTCTCCAGTGCCCGATTTATAACAGCAGTCGCCTCCGTTATCTGTGGCGCCCATGTGGCAACACCCAATAGAAGTATCTTCGGGCGCAGCGCTACCAGGTTATCGTCATCACAATAATCAGCCATATCGAACCACCCTTAATAAGGCATTGCCTTCTCACTAAAGCATGCCTTCTTTAGGAGCATCACTGAACAAGTGCTCTGCCTTTACTGTCTGGTCCTGTAGGTCCGAGACCGTTTGCACCGGCCTCATCTTCAGGCGGCGTGATAGTAGCAGTTCCAGTATAACCGCGTCCTGGTTGCCTGTCCCGCATAGCAGCAAAGTCCTCAGGCAGTAACATGCCCGCATCCTTTATCTGCTGCGCGGTAACCTGCTGGTACCCCATTTCCAGAAGCGTGGATACCACATCAGGCCGCTTGGTCATAAGTAGGCCCTGCTTATCAAATTCCACCAGGGCGCGGTCGTTCTCGCCGTCCCACACTACTGTCGCTAAGCCTTGCACCTTTGTAAAGTATGTTCCTTTCGCCATTAGGTCACCCTCCCACCACGGTACCACTCACACCAATAACGCCAAAGCCACCACCCCTATGATGTGGTCGTGGTTGTCGTCGTGGTCGTTGTCGTGGTCGTGGTTGTTGTCGTTGTCGTCGTGGTTGTGGTAGTTGTTGTCGTCGTGGTCGTTGTCGTGGTCGTGGTTGTTGTCGTTGTCGTCGTGGTTGTGGTAGTTGTTGTCGTCGTGGTCGTCGTAGTTGTTGTTGTGGTTGTCGTAGTTGTTGTGGTTGTCGAAGTGGTCGTTGTCGTGGTTGTCGTGGTCGTAGTAGTTGTGGAACTGGTCGTCCCCCACGAAACCTTGAGGTTAAGCTGTGCAATATACCTGCGCATCTGCGGACTGAGCGCAGGGTTAGCCGCAAGCTCACGACGCTTGATAGCCTTCAATCTACTTGCCATGATTGATACCTCCCCTTACGACGTGGTCGTGGTGGTTGTGGTGGTGGTCGAGGTTGTCGTCGTCCCCCACGTAACCTTTGAGTTGAGCTGCTCAATGTAATCCCGCAGCTCTGGTGACACTGCGGGATTACTTGCAAGCTCACGTCTCTCATTTGCCTTTGTTCTGCTTGCCATGGTTACCTCCTTACGGGTATTGAGTAAGCCGCCTGTGCCTGTACTACTTAGGCAGTGGCGAGTCCCGTAATGGTTCCATGGTATTCCTCAGGCCCATAGTCAAGCCCAATCTGCCCATAGATCTGTCCGCTTTCACTGGCACCGGTTTTGCTGAGGGATTCGTAAAACAAAACACCCTTGTCCGGCACAGGCAGATAAACAGGAGCACAGAAGGCAAGGTCGGCCACCATTAGGGTCGCGGCAGGCACGTTCGGTGCCCACACAATACCAAGAATGGCGAAGTCGGTCTCCACCTGTTTGATATTGTATCCACCCACATTACGGTCCATGGGTGCGTAACCATAGATGTCGCTCAGCTTCTGCTTCTGGAACGCATTAACGAAAACCACGGGATTGATGAACTCCGCACCATTTGACGCCATGGTCCGTAACAGCTGGTCCATTAGAGCCTTGGTCAGGGTAACGGCACCAGCTGCGACGGTGTTTGTCGTGGCGCCCGTTATAATCCCCCTGGTCTTTGCCGCCACAGCGGCGGACGTTGATTGCTGATAGGTACCGTTCAGCATGGTATAATCGACGTCCAGTGCAATCTGCCTCATGTGGGCCTGGATCTGAAAGTCGAGTTCATTCTGAACGGGCTGTTGGTCCAGCATAACGAGGCCCGTGGTGCCGTCAGCTGTCACCTGCCCGGTGACGGATTGCTTTGCATAACTGACACTCACTTGCCTCTGCCAGATTTGGCAGGTGTTAACATCCTGGCTCCGCACATATGTCCAGGGGTTCGGCGCCGTTAGAGACGCAGTCTCGGTGATAGCGGGCTGGCTGGCTGCTTCCAGTGCCCAGGGCTGTGCGAGCGGATACTGAAAGTCGCTCACGGTACGGATGTTTCCGCCCTGTAGGCCACCCACCATATTAAGGAAGGGTGTCTGGTTTGCACCAATCAGATACAGTTCGCCCGTGTAGTTCGGGCAATTCCATACTGTTGCCGCCACATTCGTGTTCGCCATGGTTTGGTTCTCCTTTTACCATTTTCGGCAGCAGCGGCCTCACCTGCTCACTTATAAGATCGAGGGGTATCCGGCTATGCTGTCCGTGTTTTCGTTTGCAGTGCGTGTATCCTTGTTTTCAACGAAATGGCCTCACGTCCCTTGCCTTCGTCCACTGCCTTCTTATGCTGCGCAATCAGCTTAGCAAGGTCCGTATCATCACCTCCACCGCCGCCCTGTCCCCCGCCTGCACCGCTGCCCGATTTGGGCTTCTGCATGATGCGCTCTTTACCAGGGTACCTATTAATGATCTGCTCCAGGGCTTCTTCCACAGGTGCGATTTCACCCACCATATCCGGCTGCGAGCTCAGTATTTCGTCACCGCCGTGGTAACCTACGATTTCCAGTACTTTGGTCGTCTTGTTCTCTTGCACCTTAAACATAGGCCCAAACAGCGCCAAAGCTGCGTCCGGTAGCATGGTGGTCACCGGCTCTTCACCGGAGAAAAACTTGCTGCTCACAAAGGCATTGCCTACCATAAGGTCGAAAATCCTTTCGTCCTTACCTGCAATGGTTGCCACGTAAGCATCTTCCTTTTCTCCGAATTGGGTTTTAACCTTAAGCAGGTTCTTGTCGTGGGCTTCCTTCAGTTCGGTTTTGATTTCCTCAACCTTGCCCGCGTCCAACAGCTCCTTGTCGCCCAGGTTCTTCACAGTCGTAAGCGCGTCATCTGCTCCTGTCTTCCATGTCTTAAGCGCATCGGAATCCATATCGGGAAACAATACGGCAAACACAGCCAGCTGTGATTCAGCTGCTTCTGCCTTCTCCCTGTTGCGCTTAGCTTCGGATTTCAGTTCCAGTGTCTTGCTGTGCATGGCAGGGACGTCGGCCACAAACTCCTTATCGTCCTCTGTCATGTAAACAGGCTTCCCGTCCTGCAATACCGCATTCCCATTCTCATCAATCTTCAACTTCATTGCCATGGCTTACGCCTCCCTTTATGCTGCTCACGCAGCGGGTGCCGTGCTCCCTCACGGGCGCACATAGGTTACAATAGTACTTCTGTATTCACTGCAATTGTACTCGCAGTATCCAAGTATGTCCAATGATTTTATTTTATACAGGCGACTGCTGCCTAAATACCAGCTTATTAGCCTGCCCAGGGTGTGGTATATCATGCCCTTCCGTTCCATCCGCAATATCCTCCGGGATGGGGTTTGGGTAGAATGCCAGGCACGTAAGCTTACCCTGTAACGCATCCATCCGGTCCATAAGTTCCTTGTGCTGCATAATGTACGTGCAGTCTACGCATGGTTCCATATTGTTACCCCTTTGCCTTTTTCAGCTTCTTCTGTAAGTCCTGAAGAGCCTTTTTCGCCTGGTCCTCCTGACCCACGATTGCCTGCGCCCTACCCCACCACTGCGGGTTCCCTGGTGCCATTTCAATAAGGCCCGCAGCACCCATTTCTTGCAACACTTCGCTTAACTGCTGCGGGGTCTCTATTGCAAACATATTCTTATTATTCAGGTGCTCCATAATGGCTTTCACATTTGCTCGCTCTTTCCGCGTAGCCAGCCACGTCGCGATTTCCTCCTTTTCAGCCAGGAACTTGTTAGGGCTCACCTGGTTAGCAAGCGGGTATTTTCCCATTGCCTTCGGTGCAAGCAAAGACAAAGGCCCGCCTGTGCGCCCTGTAACTATATCGCCATCCGGAAACAGCTTCTTGAATAGCTGCTTCTGTGTAAGCTTACCAGCCTCCAGGTCGTCCAGGGCCTCCATTAAGCCACGGAGCTCAGGGTGCACCAGGCCCTTACTGCCGTTTTTCCAGATGCTATAATTCTCAGCGAACCACTCCGTGCCATCTTTCTGGCTGTACGTGCTTAAGGTATTGCGGGTCGTAGCGATCTTGTTCCTGGCAAACATTGTATCCAGCCACTTTTCCAGTGGTGGGTCATAATAGCTGTATGGCTGACCAGTGAAGAACATCTGCTGGTGTATGTGATGGGCAAACTCATGCTCCATAGTACCATATACCCGCTCCGTGCCCGTGCTTAAGTAATGCCCGGCACTGCCTGGCATCTCATCACCTGCCACTTCACTGGGCAGGTATTTCGACACCTTTTGCTTCTCACCATATATAGGTGCCTGCCAGGTGCCGTCCTTGATCCGCTTCAGCTCTGCTTTACGGCCATCAATATGGTTTTTCAGCACCTTGTATTC